CGATATAAGTAATCTGATAAACCTAACACAAGGATAAACCCCACATGGAACTAGCACTAATCCGTAGTCTAATGAGCAAAGAATTTTATGACAGTCACCGTGGCTCACGCTGCCCTGAGAGACTGTTCAGCCCTGATGTACGTAAGATAAAGAAAGCAATCGACAGTGCCATGCAACGGTATGAACGCACCGTTACACCTGATGAGATTGAGGCGTTGTTCATGTCGAACAATGCCACCCTGACTACAGCACAGAAGACTGCCTACAGTGCGTTGTTTGCCACCGTAAAGAACGAACAGCCTATGGGTGAGGACATTGCACAAGAGGTATTGTCGAAGCTGTTTCAACAGGTGATTGGCGAGGACATTGCAAACCTTGGCTTTGATTATGTCAATGGTACTAAGGATACCCTTGAGCCACTACGTAATATGCTTGAACAGTATGGTGATGACTTCACCCCCAAGCTAAACATTGAATGGGAAGACACAAGCATTGATCACATCCTTGCGCTTAACAGCCTTGAAAGCCAGTGGTCATTCAACATCCCTACTCTTACCCGTAAGGTAGAGGGTGTCAATGCTGGTCACTTGATTGAGGTTGGTGCTAGGCCCAACACTGGCAAGACTTCATTCCATGCCAGCCTGATTGCTGGTGAGGGTGGCTTCGCATGGCAAGGTGCCAAGTGTATTGTGCTATGTAATGAGGAAGGCTATCACCGTGTAGCCCACCGTTACATCACTGCCGCTGCCAACATGGAAGCAAAGGATGTTGTTGCTAACAAAGGCAAGGCTATGGCTGCTTATAATAAGATCAGAGATAACGTCAAGTTCAAGGACGCTACTGATCGTGACATGTCATGGGTTGAGAGTGTGTGTAAGACATACAAGCCTGACATTGTGGTGCTTGACATGGGTGACAAGTTTGCCAAGACAGGTGGGTATTCACGTACTGATGAGGCATTGAAGGCTAACGCTATCTATGCTAGACAGATTGCCAAGCAGCATGGCTGTGCTATCTTCTATATGTCTCAGCTATCTGCTGATGCAGAGAACAAGGTGGTACTTAACCAGTCCATGATGGAAGGCTCACGTACAGGTAAGGCAGCAGAGGCAGACCTTATGCTGTTGATTGCAAAGAACCCACCTGTTGAGGGTGCAGATGAAGAGGACACAATGCGCCACCTTAATGTTGTTAAGAACAAACTGTCTGGTTGGCATGGTATTGTACACACCAATCTAAACTACAAGACTGCGAGGTACGAGGCATGATAAACAGAGACACACACAAAGAGTTATGTGATAAGTATTTAGAACTAAAGAAACAGTATGGCTTAGGGCGTGAACAGTATGCCCAACTTAAACGTGACTCAGACTATTGGGAAACGCAGGCTAAGACGTTACGTACCCGCAACGTACAGCTACTAGAAGATGTATCAAGTCTTTCTGCACAACTAAGGTTATGGAAAGGGACAGCACCATGAACAACTATGTATATACAGCCATTGGACTTGTAGTCTTTTATGTAGGACTAAAAATGTTTAGTGGTGGTATGAAAAGCATGGGTAACATAGACCACTTGACTTGGTTCTTGGGCAACCCAATCTATATGTTCTTTGGATCAATCGTTATGACACTGGCATGGCAAAGTAGTAGCCTTAGTACTACAGCAATCATTGCCTTGGTTGCATCAGGTGTACTACCCTTACCTGCTGCTGTGGCTGCTGTGCTTGGGGCTAACATAGGTACGACAGGTACGATATGGTTGGCGGGGCTGCTAGTATCTGACGGTATGCCAAGGGGTGACACGTTACGCATAGCCATGATACACACTGGCGTTAATCTTTTGATGGCTATAAGTCTATTGCCATTTGTAAATCACATAGCTAAATTTGTTGGGAGAGTAGGGTGATGAGTGATGAGATCAAAGCTGCGGCACAAGTACAGGCAGAGCAAGCCTTTGATGGCTTCATGTACTGGATGAAGAAGGGTACAATCTGGTCTTGCATAGTACTTGGGCTTGTAGTATTTGGTTGTAATGCTGGTGTTGAGGATGACGCCTACCCTGCATACAACGGTGAGCAATACGCACCAACTAACATGGGGAATTATTAAGATGATTGAAGTAACATACATAGACCACATGGGCAGTGACCTCAGTGTAGTCAATGCAGCACGTGTATCATTCGGTAAGAAGAGTGAGGCACTTGGTACGTCAGGTGTAGAGGGTGAGCCTATGACCCCTATCCTCAATGACCCTGACAAGAGGTTGATCAAGTACCTAGCCAAGCACAAACACATGTCACCTTTCGGTCATGCCTTTGCTAGTTTTCATATTAAGGCTCCTATCTTTGTGGCTAGGCAGTTAGTCAAGCATAAGTTCTTACGTTGGAATGAGGTTAGTCGTAGGTATGTAGATGATAAGCCTGAGTTCTATGAGCCTGATGAATGGCGTGGTAGGGCTGACGATAAGAAGCAGGGGTCATCTGACTCTGCTGCAGTGTTTATGGAAAATGGACAAGTTATAAGTTCTGTTGCCACTAGCCATAAACTCCGCAGTCTGACGCTGTATCAGAACATGATACATGCGGGAGTGTGTCCAGAGCAAGCCCGTATGGTGTTGCCACAAAGCACCATGACTGAATGGTATTGGTCAGGTAGCCTTGACGCCTTTGCAGATATGTGTAATCTTAGACGTAAGGAAGATACACAGTATGAGACTAGGCTGGTTGCTAATTCAATCAGTATGGATATGAAGGGAATATTCCCCACATCATGGAAGGCATTAGTACTATGAATGATACTATAAAGATAACTGACATAGAAGACCATGAAGACGGCAGCGCAACTTTACAATTAGACCTTGACCCCGACACGTATGCTGCTATATTCAATGTGGGTTTTATATACTTGATAAAGAAAGGTATTGATAATGATACTGACATTAGACGTGGAGAATACGACAACTACTAGGGATGGCAAGCTACACCTTGATCCGTTTGAGAAAGACAATTCATTGACACAGGTAGGTACACTAGATCAATCAGGTAACGAACATATCTTTACCTTTGATCATTCAGAAAAGCAGGGTACACCATTTGACCATCAGTGTGTGCAGTCTATGCTTGACAAGACTACTGTACTGGTTGCACACAATGCAGTGCATGACTTGCTGTGGCTATGGGAGTCAGGCTTTACCTATACTGGTAAGGTCTTTGACACCATGCTTGGTGAGTATATCTTACAGCGTGGGCAGAAGCAACCCCTGTCCCTTGATGCTTGTGCAGAACGTTACGCATTAGACACACAGAAGCAGGACACACTTAAAGAGTACTTCAAGCAGGGATATACCACACGTGACATACCCTTGGCTGAGTTGACAGAGTACCTGTCCCATGATCTACATGCTACACAGCAGTTGTACAATACAATCATCAGCAAGCTAGAGGGTACTACCCTACAGGACAGTGTTGATCTGACTAACCAACTTGCCATACACCTTGCCAAGATTTATCAACGTGGGTTCAAGGTTGATACAGATGCACTAGAGGCAGTACGTAAAGAGTACGAGGATGAACGTGACGAGTTAGTACGCAGTCTTGAAGACCACACATGTAAGCTGATGGGTGACAGACCTATTAACCTCAACAGTCCAGAGCAACTTGCATGGGTTGTGTATGGTCGTAAGCCTGATGACAAGAAAGTATGGCCCTCATTGTTTGAGGGACGTATGGTTGATGCTAAGTTCAAGTCTACCGTTACTAAGCACTCATCCAAGTTGTACAAACAGAAGGCAAAGCAATGCAAGACCTGCTATGGTAGTGGGCAAATCAGGAAGGTAAAGAAAGATGGAACTCCTTTTGCAAGACCCAACAGGTGTGTCGGGTGTGATGGTTGTGGGTATACTTTTATGGATACTAACGAGTTAGCTGGCCTACAGTTCGTTGCACCTACTGCCAAGTTCATCAGTGCCAATGGTTTCAGTACAGGCAAGGACAGCCTGACGTACCTTGAGGGTGTAGCCAGAGCCAAGCAGATGCCAGAGGCAGTCAAGTTTCTACAGAACATGAAGCGTCTGAATGCTGTCGAGGTTTACATTGCCAGTTTTATTGGTGGTATCTCTACCCACACCAAGGCTGACGGTAAGCTACATGCCCGTCTACTGCAGCACAGGACAGGTACAGGCAGACTGTCAGGTGCTGACCCTAACATGCAGAACATGCCACGTGGCGGTACGTTCCCTGTCAAGCGTGTGTTCATATCACGCTGGGCTGGTGGTCAGATTATGGAGGCTGACTTTGCACAGCTAGAGTTTCGTGTAGCTGCATTCCTGTCACAAGACATGGTTGCTATTGAAGAGGTTATCACTGGCTTTGATGTACATGCCTACACTGCCAAGACTATCACAGATGCTGGTCAGCCTACTGCCCGTCAAGCCGCCAAGGAACACACCTTCGCCCCTCTCTTTGGTGCGACAGGGTATGGACGTACACCAGCAGAGGCGGCGTACTACACTAAGTTCATGGACAAGTACAAAGGCATTGCTGAATGGCACAAGCGACTAGCCAATGAGGTAATGGCTACTGGCTGCATCACTACACCATCAGGCAGGGCATTTGCTTTTCCTGATGCTACCCGTAACAAACATGGAGGTGTGACATATTTCACACAGATAAAAAATTATCCAGTGCAATCCTTTGCAACGGCTGACATAGTACCTATATGTCTGATATACATTGACAAGATGTTAGAGGCAAACAAGATGCAGAGTTGTATTGTCAACACAGTACATGACAGTGTGGTACTTGACATACATCCTGATGAGACAGACAAGGTACTAAAGATCATAGACAGAACAAACGACAGGCTGATTTCTATTGTCAACAAGAAATGGAATATAGACTTCAACATTCCTCTATTATTAGAGGCAAAGATTGGTCCGAATTGGCTTGACACCAAAGACGTAGCATGATATAACTACAAAATTCGTTCAGTGTTAAGGAGTAAAATACACATGACAAATGCAGTAACAACGATTGATACAAACAACTACGCAGCTATGGCTAAGGCTATGGGCATGGGTGACACGGCAGGGGAAAAGAAGACCAGTGCGTTGGCCCGTCTGCGTATCAACCACACACCTGTCATGGGACAGGCAGAGGTCAAAGGTAAGCAGGTCAATGTCGAGGTAGTAGAGGGTGGCACATACAAGTTAGAGATACCTGATGGCCCTGTATACTTTGCTGAGAAGATAAAGGTTCGCCCATTCCTACAGCGTTTCATGTACAAAAAGTTTGTCATGGGCAATGACACTACACCTAACCGTTATGTCAAGACTGTTATGGGTGACAACTTAAACTCAGACATGAAGGACAATGACGGTGGCTTCAACTGTGGCAAACCTTCTGGTTGGATTGAAGACTTCAACAGTCTGCCTGACAGTATGAAAGAGTTGATCCGTTCTATCAAACGTGTGCGTGTACTCTTTGGTACTGTGGACATGGTGAACAGCACAGATGCACAGGGTAATCCTGTTGAGGCACCTAGCACACCATTCATCTATGAGGTTGAGAACCGTGATGCCTTCAAGATCATTGGCAATGTCTTTACCAAGTTGGGTAAGATGCAACGCCTTCCACCACAGCACTACATTGACTGTACTACAGAGAAGCGTGACCTACCCAATGGTAGTTGTTTCTATCTGCCTACAGCAAACCTTGATCTTATGTCTACACTGGACATGGACAATGATACACAGGCTACCTTCGCTGACTTCATTGCATGGATTGCCAACTACAATCAGTACATCCTTGGGGAGTGGGGAGACAAGATGCAACATGACAATGAGGAAATCCCAGATGCCATTGTAGAAGACTTGGTAGACATTGATGAGGATGCATTTACATAATGTTTGATATGCCACCACAGGGCATTGTCTATGACATGTCAAACGAGGACTACCACAATCAGGTAGGATACTCTTCGTCTGCCATTAAAACGGTGTGTAAGCAGTCGCTTGCACACTACATGGCACAGAAACCATTAGGTGACAGTCCAGCATTTGCATTGGGGAGTGCAGTACATGCCACGTTACTTGAACCAGAGCGTGACCTAGTAACCAAAGGACCAAAGACACGTACCTCTAAGCTGTACAAAGACTTGTATGCCAACAAGAAGGGTGACGAGGTTGTACTAACAGAGGTTGAGTACCATGTCCATAATAAAATGTGCAGTGCAGCCCTTGACAATCCAGTGTGTAATGCTTTATTAACACATAAGGATAGAGTAACAGAAAGCAGTGTGTTTACGACTGATCCCGTTAGTGGTCTTAACATCAAGACAAGACCAGACTTATACATACCAGAGACAGGACAGATCGTTGACATTAAAACTACTATTGATGCTTCGCCAAAAGGTTTTGCGGAACAAGTTGGTAAGTACCATTATCATGTACAAGCTGCTTTCTATATGCTTACTTGTAAACTGGCTGGCATAAAGGCTAAAGAGTTTAGCTTCATAGCCATTGAAAAGACTGCCCCTTACATGGCTCACCTGCATGTAGTGTCACCTGAGTTAATGATAGAGGCAACCAAGAAGGTTAAGGAAACACTCGCCCTTATAGCGGAGGCTAACAAGTCGGGTGATTATGGCACTGGTTGGGGTGACTACTCAACCTTAAAGGTAGGAGACTTTTAATGTTCAATGAAGAAGAAGTAAAGGATATAGAGGAAGCTATTGCTGTGATGGAGGATGATCTACAGCAAGCCAAGGCAGACCTAAAGAAAAAGAAGTATGGTGCTTTACGTGAGGCTATTGAGGCACGTAACGAAATGGACAAGGTAGTACAGGAAGAGTTGACCAAGCTAAACCTGACACATAATCCTTGGATAGTACAGCCTAGCCGACATCTATTCTGGAGGTGATGAATGGCAAGAGCTTTCGTGCAGCTAGAAAGTACGGTTACAGGAGTGGTTTAGAGGTAACACTGGCTACATATTTAAAAGACTTAGGCGTTGATGCCAAGTATGAAGCCATGAAGATTGAGTGGGAAGACCTGACGTACAGAACATACACCCCTGACTTCATACTACCTAACGGTATTATCATTGAAGCCAAGGGGTTGTTCACAGCTAACGATAGACGGAAGCACCTTGCGGTAAAAAAGCAACACCCTAACCTAGACATACGGTTCGTGTTTGAAAACAGTAGACGTAAGCTAAGTAAGGGTGCTAAAAGTTCTTATGGTGTATGGTGTGACAGGTATGGTTTTGATTGCTATGATAGGATCATACCTGAAGCATGGTTAAAAGAAAAGGGTAAGGCACTAGGCACAAAGTTTGTTGCCTACCCACACCCTAAGATAGTGAGGAAGTAGATGAACTTAAAAGACATACTAAACGATCTAAAACCAGAGGACTTTGTGATACGTATTACACCTTACCATGAGGACGGTACATGGGACGGGGATGTGCAGGTATCTCTTGTGTCATCAGAAGAGAATCCTTTGGGTGAAGAAGACTTTGCATACCTTTCTCACTTGTGCAGCATGTTGTGTTCTGTTATACCTGTCATAGAAGAGGATGAGTATGTAAGGGATGCACTACATAGCTATGTAACTAATAGACTAAACGATGAAGTACCAGACGTTGCAGATGAGCCTAACTATACAGCAGACGGTAACGTACTAACCCTAACATCTAAGACAAGAGGCAATGCATAATGGCTAAGTGGAAAGAATTACCAGCAGATGTAGTCAATCATCCCCCACAGTACAATTCGGGGGGGATTGAATGCATTGATGCAATGAAAGCAATGTCAGAGGGATCATATGTAGAGCCACACCATGCCTACTGTTGGCAGAATGCCTTCAAGTATATCTGGCGGTGGCCTTACAAGAATGGTATTGAAGACTTACGTAAGGCACGTTGGTACATAGACCGTTTAATTCAAGAGCTAGAAGATGAAAGCTAGAGTACTTATAAGCCTAGAGATAGATGAAGATGACTACCCTGTACCTGTAGATGGAAGTCTACAAGAGGAATTAAATGAGGCTATCTACTCATACATATATGATATAGATGGCATTACTATAACAAATATGAGGATACTAACTAATGAATAATAATTATCTACCTAGCGACTACCAAACCTTCATTGCCACTAGCCGCTACGCACGATGGCTAGACGATGAGGGTAGGCGAGAGACATGGGGCGAGACTGTAGAGCGTTACCTACAGAACATTGCTAAGACATGGCTCAAGCCTGTTGACCTAGATGAAATGCGTGATGCTATACTGAGCCTAGAAGTAATGCCCAGTATGCGTTCACTAATGACTGCAGGTAAGGCAGCAGACAGAGACAACACCTGTATGTACAACTGTAGCTACCTACCCGTAGATGATCCTAAGTCTTTCGATGAGGCTATGTTCATCCTGCTTTGCGGTACGGGGGTTGGTTTCAGTGTTGAGCGTCAGTTCATTGC